GTCACTACACGCATTAACCATTGCAGCTGTGTCACCAATACAAGGTATGAAAGCCTTAGGTCTAGCAGCACCTATGTTGATTATTACTAAATTACCAGTTGGACCTACTCGTAGCCTAGCAATAAAAAGGTTAGCTAAACTTAAACTTATTGATGAGGATGAACTAACCAATTTAATCAGGTATATTGATGAGAGTGGTCGTAACATTATTGACACACAAATCTTAGAACTTCAACAAGCACAAAAGTTTGGTGCTTCAAGTACCCTTACAGGTAAAGCTGCCGACAATGCTAATAAGTTTTTAGATAAGTCAACCTTCTTATTTAAGGAAGGTGAACGAGCTACACGTATGTCATCTCTTACCACAGCTTTTCTAGAACATAGAGCTAAACGTCCATTAATTGACCCACTGTCACCTGAAGGTAAACTCTGGATCACTAACCGTGAACAAGATTTGTCATTCCGTATGACTACATCTTCACGTAGTTTCGCACAGTCAGGTCCTATGAGAGTACCTACACAGTGGTTATCATTTTCTTTACGAGCATTAGAGAATATTACAGTTGGTCGTAACTTCACAGCTGGTGAACGTATACGTATGTTTGCTGCAATGGGGCCGATGTTCGGTTTAACAGGTTTAGGCTTAGGTAAATCTGCAGGTTATGTCACAGAAAAATTAGGGTATGACCCACAAGACCCTGAGACTGTCAAGATGTTTAACCGTATTAAGTATGGTACTATTGATGCCCTACTGTCTAATCTGTTAGGTACTGAGACAGCCTATGCTACTCGTGTAGCTCCTGTAGACCAGCTTGTAGACACATACCGTAAACTTTTCGATGATGAGTTTATGACAGTAATTGCTGGACCATCAGGTGAAATTGCAAGAGACATGTACAAAGTAGCTACATCAGCTTTTTCTGCTATGTTCAAAGGACAAGGTGAGTTAGCTCGTGAAGACTTAACACAGTTATTGCGTAACCTTTCTACTGTAGATAAAGCTGTTAAGATAAAAGAACTAATTGAGACAGGTAATTACAGAAGCCGTACTCGTAAACTATCAGTTGGTGGTTTAGACCCTGAAGCTGCAGCTGCAGTATTGATGGGTGCAACACCAGCCCCTGTACAAAACTTCTATGATTTAAACGAAATGATCTACAAAGAGACTAAAGTTGTACGTGATTTCGAAAAAAGAATGAGAGCTAAGTCCGATTATGCCATAAGGCTCTTGACAGAAGGCTCTAAAGATGATATGCTAAAAGGTGAGAAACTCTTCTACGAGATAAATGATGAGCTTTGGGCACAACCCTTCTCGAATCAAATAAAAGTACAGATTCAGAAGAGACTTGCACGAGGTGAAACCTTCCCTGACATGATAAAAAATGCTACAAGATTAGGTCTTGAGTATGATGCACAGGTTTTCCAACAACAACAACAATAAGGATAGGTAATTATGGCAGGTTTTGCTATGGATTTAGGTGACGAAGGTACAGCCTACGAGAAGGGTGTCAATGCACCCAGTGCCAGTGCTTCCGCAGCTGCAGCACAAGGTATGGCTAACCTGACAAAAGGGTTGTTTGGTGCTATGGACTCATACTCTAAAGCACAATCTAGAGGAAAACCTACAGAAGCCTCTTTAAATAAAGCTGGCTTTGCTAATTTTGTCACACAGTTAGACAAACTTAAAGGTGTAACTGACCCAACACGACTTAAGGCTGGAATCAACTCAGCTATATCTTCATATGAATCTTTAGGTTTTCAAGTAGGTGATCCTGAAGCTGATGCTGTATTCAGACGTACAGGTGTTGACATAAGTTCTCTAACCTTTAACCCTGCTATGGCAGCAGCTGAAGCAGCTAACAAACAGTTAATAGAGAACCCTGCTTATATGTTCCTAGCTGAACAAAAGTTAAGTCAATCAGGTAAACCTTTCACAAGTCAAGATGTAGCCACTATAGCTTTAAACGATATGAAGGCTTCTGAAGCTGCTGCATTGTACATAACGTCAGCATCTAATATATCTAAGATGGAATTCCAAGAGTCATATATGCCTCATGCTAACAAAGTACTACAGAACATTAGAGCTATTGCTTTAGTAGGTCTTCAAGCTGAAATAGCTGGTGGTGATGTTAGCCCTGAGTCAATGGTTCAGTTAAGAACTAGCTTCGACATAGCTAAGTCTCAACTTACAAGACCACTTAACATAACAGCTGATGAGTTCTCCCCTGTTAAATCACAGATTGACACATTAGATGCTCTTCTAGGTCGTCTTGAAACATATGACAAAGATATGCTTACAGCTGAAACTATGGCAGCAATGGAACCAATCTCAGCCGCACTTCTAAAGCAAGCTAAAGAGTTAGGTAAAACTGACCCGATATTAGCTCAGGCTTTACTGTCAGATAAAGTTGATTGGTCTAGTTATGTTGCAGGTAAATGGCCTGAGATCTTAAAGACTTTAGAAAAGACTAACACTAAAGACACAGTCTATACTAACTTAAATGTATTTGGTTTAGATGAGCCTGAAGCTAGTAGTACAGTTATACTACACAACACAGATGAAATTGAAACAGCCACAGACCGTAGTGATGAAGATAGATTAAATGCAATAAACAATGCTTTTGATTTTAAGGTGAAGTTAACACAACCTATGAACCTTAATCAACCTGAGCATAGAGATTCATTCTTAAATGGTGTTGGTCAAGCTACAGTTAACGTTAGTACATCAAACAAACTCTTAAGCAAAGAGACAATGGATGTACTGTTTGACAACGATGTATTTGACAAACTAAATATTGTCAAGAAGCTAGACCCTGAAGGTCACTCTCTTGCTGTCAACCAGTTAAAAGACGCATTACAGTCTCAGTCTAATATATTTGCTACCACAATGAAAGGTATTGTAGAAAGTACAGTATTTGAATTGACAGGTATCGGTGAGGTTAAACTAAAAGCTGAGAGAACTACAAGTCCTTCAGAGTGGGCTGGTGGTTTATTCCAAGATAAAGCTGACAAATACTACGGTGGTAATATTTACCGAATGATCAAAGACAGTGGTAGGGCTTTGTCAACTGGTGAAAGAACAGAGTTACGTGGTAGAGGTTGGGGTGTTGAGGCTCTAGGTAGAAACTATTCAGAGATTACACGAGCTAACAACCAGTTCAAGACATATGCTAACTACTGGCGTAGGTTAGGTGGTGACCCATCTACAATGGAATCTATGATACTTACTCGTCAAGAGGATGATGCAGCTCCAGTTGCTACTAACAACAACTTAACAGCTGATCAGAATGCTGAGGTAACTGCAGCTATCAATGAAGATTCTAGCTTAGGAGTACCCTTAGAAGATATTGACTTTGATTCTAATGCTGAAGCTACACCTAAAGAACCTGACGAAGAGATTGTTGTAACACCCCTTGATTCAGAAGGTAATCCTACTGTCACTTTAACAGCTCCTTTGCAAAGTGGTTTTGACTCTTTAACAGAATCAGAAGGTACAGATATACACTTAGATGGTAGAAATATAATTACACTACCTTATGGTATAGTCCCTGACAAAAATAGTATTAAGAAATCTGACGGTACTGCTATAGATCCTGAAGGAACTCATGGTTTAAAAGAGTCAGATTTAAATGACATAGATTACTCAGGAGCTACTAAGTTTGGTCTTTCTAGATCTTCTTATTCTTCGGATGAACAGTTTGCAAAGGCTGTTTATGTAGAGTTTGGAAAGCAAGCTGGGGAGAATTATGGTACAGGCTTTGAAGATTTATCGGATAAAGCTAAAGAGGCTGCGTATGATATGGCTTGGAATGCTGGTGTTGAAAGTACGGGTTGGTCTTCTGTTAAAACAATGTTGGATGAGACAAGCAAAGATGAAGCTACTCAAACAACTGACAATTTAATTGGGTTCACTACTAACTTTAGATCTGGTAAAGAGAAAGTAAACAATGTTTCAGTAAACAACTACCCTAGAGGTTTGCTAAAACGTAGGCTAACTACTTATAATCTTGTTGCAAAGACAGGTGAAGAAGCTGTGGATATTGTTACTACTTCTGTTGAGACAAACGGAAAAAGAACAGGTACTAAATATGACATCCGTAAAGCAGACGGAACAGTGTTGAAGTCTTGGACTAAACCTGACCTAAACGAAACTCTTGGTACATTAAGTGTAAACTAAAGAAAGTTAAAACAAATGTTTGGATTACCATTAGAACTAATTACAATGCTTGGCTCTACCGTTCTCGGTGGGGTCATGTCCATATGGGGTCAAAGCATTAAGGCTAAACAAGAGAGCAATAAGATGCTCATGGAAAGAGCTAACTTCAATGCTGAACAGGTAAATCTAGCACGTAGTGCAGGTCAATCTGACAAACACTTTGCTTGGACACGTAGACTAATAGCTCTGTCAGCTGTGTTTGCTATCATTGTATTACCTAAGTTAGTTGCTGTATTCTACCCTGAGATAAACGTTATCGTAGGTTACACTGAAGTTGAGGGTGGTATTATTAACTGGTTACTTGGTGCTAACGAAACTGTAAGATGGCAAGCTGCCTCTGGCTTTGTCATAACACCACTAGATACTCACATTGTGTCAGCTATTGTTGGCCTATATTTCGGAGCAGGGTTTACAAAATGATGAACAAAGAAACTGAATGGCACTTATCGAAGACAGTACCTGTTACTCTTGTAGTAGCTATCATCTGTCAAACTGTAGCTCTTGTATGGTATGTGTCATCACTTGATAATTCAGTTAAGAACAACGCCCGTGAGATACTTAGACATGAGGTACGTATTGACACCCTAGATAAGGTTGTACAGTCTCAAGCTTTAACCCTAGCTCGTATTGATGAGAACATTAAGTCAATCAGGCTTATGATGGAAGACAACAGACGTGATTAAATATTACCTCGTATTAATTTTGGTATTGATTGCCTGTACGTCTACAACAATACAGTTCCCTTCGGTATGCCCTAACAACGAGCCTAAATGTCAAAGAAACTTAAATGCACAAACACTATCTCTTATTGGTAAAGATGAAGCAGCTGTCCAGCTTATGTGTCAAGACTCTAATCTTAAAGATGTTCTTGGTGACCAGTGTAATAGCTAATGATGTTACAGGTGACTTCTCTAACAACTACCAAGACAGTACAGTAGACAGTAACAACACAGACGAAACTGTTACCAACAACTACAATGCGACAGGTGCAGGTGACAAAGCTCCTGTTATGTCCAGTATAGCACCTACGATTATGGGTGGTGGTGGTAACGATTCATGCTTAATGCCAAATTCTGTAGGTATACAGTTAAGTGTCATAGGTTTGTCATCAGGTGGTATGCAGCAAGATAACTCCTGTAACAGACGTAAGAATGCTAGGCTCTTAGGAGCACCTCAACAGGTTGGTGGTTTAGGTTTACAGATTTCTGGGATCAGTATTTTATGTGCAGATCCAGCTGTATTCAAGGCGATGGTTTTAGCTAATACGCCCTGCCCTGTGAATGATTTTATAACTGGTAAACTTCTTATGGGTAAGAATGCTTTACTAAAGTACAGAGAGAATCCTTCCGTGTATGTGGTGGGGTATGAAGATGACAAACAATTTTGGGACACCTTGTTGAAGGTAGGAGAGGACATAGAATCAAATGAAGAGTCAGATCAAAAAACTACTGTTAGCAAGCTCAGTCTTAGTGACCGTTTCAGGACAAGCAAACGCAGAAACGGGGGAGGAAAAGCTACAAGCACTGATTGATAGCATTAATGTTATAGATAACAGACTACAGTTGTCAATTCAGTTAGGTGTCGGTGCTGTAGGTTATGCTGAAGTTGGTGGTGTCATAGTAGACGGATCATTAGATGATGGACATATTTCTTCTGCTATGCTTACAGCTTACCTAGATGCTGTCGATCAGGTAATGGAGCATGATTATGCTACAGCTACATCAGCTGAACAACTCTTCGTACAAGAACATGTAGCTGCTATGAACAACTTAGCCTTAGCTGTTGACACATTGGTTGATGCTGCAGATGTTCTTATGACAGCTACATCAGTTGCTGAAGTTGCAATGGAAGCTGATACAGCACCTGAACAGGTAGCTCTACAGGACATGCTTTCTACAGAGGAGTACTCCATAGATGCAGCTGAAGTAGCAACATACAACCAAGCCTTAGATTCTGTTGAAGGTTATGCTCAACAAGCTGGTGCATTTATGGCAGCTGCTAACACTGACAGCCTTACAGCAAGCATTGACAGTTATGCAGCACAAAACAACATTGTCATAGGTAACTACTCAGCCTTAACATACACACAAAGTGTAGATGAATTTGTCATTACATGGGATAACTACGGTAATGCTACAGGTTGGAACGGTTATCTAACAGATGAAATGAAAGACTCTGATGACATCTACGGTGCTGCTACATACATAATGCAACACGGTTCATTAGCTAACAGTGACCCACAGCCATGATAGAAGAAACTGAAGTAAAAGTTGGTGGGTTTACATTTAAGGGGTGGTACATAGCTGCTGCCCTACCCATCTTAGGTTCTCTTAGTGGTGGTATATATTACGGATATGACACATTACAAAGGTTCTATGCTGTTGAGTCAGGCATTGAGACAGTTGTCACTAAGTCAGGATCATTTGATAAGAAAGCTGGGGACTTGAGTTCCCGTATTCAAACACTAGAACAGGCGGTACAAGACAATGATGTTAGAGGGCTTAACACAAGGTTATCAACGATTAGTACACAGATGCAAACAATCTTGGAACAACAGAAAGAGTTGCTTGACTTACGTAGTCAAGTTGAGAGATCGACTGGGATCACTGATAGTTTGGGTGATAAGCTTGACAAATACCAAACAGAAATAGATGATATATGGAAAGCATATGATTCATTAGTTGACAACCCACTCTAAATAACGAAAGGTAAGAACGTGCCTAAGAAACTTAACAAAGCTAAGATGAAGTGTAACTCCCCAAGGACTACACCAAGTCACAAGACAAAGTCACATGTTGTCAAAGCATGTGCTGGTGGTAAAGAAAAGATCATCAGGTTTGGACAGAAGGGTGTCAAAGGTAGTCCGAAGGGATCAGCTAGGAACAAAGCATTTAAAGCACGTCATGCTAAGAACATTAAGAAGGGTAAGATGAGTGCAGCTTACTGGGCAAACAAGGTGAAGTGGTAATGGCTGGATCTCCTAAACCGTCTAACCCTGCACTTTGGTCAAGAGCTAAAGCTGCAGCTAAAAAGAAATTCAAAGTTTACCCATCAGCTTATGCTAATGCTTGGGCATCCAAGTGGTATAAGTCTAAAGGTGGTAAGTGGTCAGGTGCTGACAACAGAGTAAAGAGGAAAAAGTAATGGCTAAGGGTGGTCTTGGTAAATGGTTTTCTGAAGAGTGGACTGACGTAAAGACAGGTAAACCTTGTGGTCGTAAGTCAGCTAAGAAAAGCAAGAGAGCTTACCCTGCCTGTCGTCCTAAAGCTGTAGCTGGTAAGATAACTAAGAAGGAAGCAGCTAAGAAAAAAGGACCTAAGAGAGTTAAGTGGTCAACAACAGCTTCTGGTAAGAAGAGAAAGAAAGGAAAGAAATAATGCCATACAAGAACGGAAAGAAGATTCCATACGGTAAGGGTACGAAGAAACAAAAACCTGTCAAGAAAAAACGAATGAAAAGACGTGTTAAGAAGAAATAAAGAATAAGCCCCAAGGAGAAATCCAAGGGGCTTTTTTATTACTGTTCTTGTGTCATTTCTTTTATGAGATATTCCAAGTACCATTTGGCTTTCCTTAGATCCTCTACAGGTTTACCTTTGTACCTGTACCTATGCATGTACTTCTTAGCATTACCTTCTAGGTAACCCATGAACATCATGTGATCCATGTTGTCCCTCATATACTCTATACATTCTATCTTACCATTACCGTAGTGTGGTGGTTGGTTGACAACGTCATCCTCTACCTCATCACGTAATGCATCTAAGTTCCATTTAGCCATTATACATTTTCTTTCTCTAAGTTAATTAATTCAGCATCTGTGTATGGTATGTGGAAGAACTTCTCACCTTTAGCTATGTATCTACCCTTAGCTTCTTTAAGACTTTCTTCTGTTAGTAATGTGTCTTTAATTCTCCATGCTTGCTGCATGTCAGCACGGAAGATATAGAAGTTAAGCACACCATTCTTTTCTTGGTACATCTTAACTAACCGTCCCTTACGTTCAGGTAATCTTATCTCAGCCCAATTAGTATTCCAATCACCCTTCCAACCTGTCTTAACTTCAGCCTCATTGAAGTAGGTGTAATCACCTTTCTGAGATACAACATCCACATTGAAGTTCTCTTCAGTACTGACAATAGTATGACCTGCACTGATGAGGTACTCAACTAATTTGTCTTTAGCTTTACCATCATATGCTTCATACAATGCTCTACTGAATTGTCTTTTAACTGCCATTTGTATTCCCTTTACTTTTTATAATACCTTATACTAACCCTTGGACTAAACCAAGGGCTAATATTACTACAACATAAATACCTACTGATGTCAACACTACGTTAAGTCTACCATCTCACAAACATCACCACTACATGCCATTGTCTGACTTCCAGCTGTGTTGTCTTCGTTCTCGTAATCTGACAGTAATGTCCAATCAATCTTGTTAGGCATCTGACCTAGTGTCTCTAAGTATTTCTTCTTGTCAACATCTTGGTATGGTGCTTGTTGATATGTATGTTCATTGAACGGTAGGAATGACACACCACTCATCTCATCAAAGTGTTTGTATACGAATGCACCTACCTCGAACCACTCATCACCCTTAACATTAATTGTAACAGATGGTTTGTGTTCACACCAGTGACGTTGGTAAGTTAACCACATCTCTAATTGTTCAATGGCTGTCATGTCAGCTGTAACCACGGCATCCTTAGGAGCTTTCATAGGGAAACTAAATACTGTAGTAGCATCTGGTTTCATTACATCTGGCTCGTTAGGAATACCCTGATCAATCATGAACTTTGTCAACGGGTCTTTGTTGTCTCCACGTACAGTCCTAATATAATAGGCTGAGTGACGAGCATGAATGCCACTGCTAGAGTCAACCAACTGGCTGACAGTACCGCTTGGTTTATTACAGCTGATAGCAGCACTGACAGGGATACCAAGGCGTTTAGCCCAAGTAGCATTAGTAGTAATGGCGATTTGCTTAAGATGGTCAAGAGTCTTCTCCAATCCTTTGTTTTTGAGTGTCATCAATGGATTATCCATGACACCTGTTAACGACACACCAAGTAGTCTTTCTTCTTCGGTGTTATTCTTCCAGACCTTACGTAAGTATGGGAACTTAGTATAGTTAGATTGAATAGTACCTAAGATAGTTGCAAGTCTTACCTTTTCACTTAAGGTGTCCAGTGTGTCTGTTGCACGTACAACTACCTCTGTTAAGTTACAGAATTGTGCTGGCCTTAAAATTATTTCACTACATGGGTTAGTGCCGAAGTCATAGTCAGCATCACGTCTACCATTCTTAGCCGCCTGTACCTTAGATGCTTGTCTGTTGAAGATACCTCGTTCACCTGAACCTGATTCAACTAAGGCCATCCATTCTCTCATGAAAGATAAACTGTCAGGCTTCTCAGTGTATGACACAGAGTTGTTAGCCAATGCTCGTTGTGGATCGTTGTCCCACCATGAACCTGACTTAGCATGTCTCATTCTGTCATCTGACAAATTACTCAATGAAATCATAGCACTACGGCGTACACCGCCTACCACAACTACCTCACCAATCTTACACATAATGTCATGGCATTCTAGTGATGAGAGCCTACGTCCTTGTGCATCCTTAAATGTCTTGATGACAAAGGTAAACAGGTCAACCAATGGAGCAGGTCCTGATGCTCTACCACCAAATGTTTTAAGAGGTGCACCTGCAGGTCGTACTTTAGATACATCCCATGTTGGTATTTCACCACTGTATAACAATGCGATCATCTGACGTAGAGCCTTAGCCCAACCTTCCTTACTGTCTTTGACAACTATGTTAGTCTCACTGACAAATAGAGTTGGTACTTCAGGTAGCTTCTGTACTGACTGACGTTCAACTGAGAACCCAACACCTGTACCACACAACAGAATAAACATAGCCTCATCGAATGCTTTAACATCATCCACAGCTAAGTATGAACAGTTATACATACAGGTATTGTCACGTTCTGCAGCCTTACCTGCTGTCATCAGTGACCTCATACTAGGCATAACACCTAAGTTCAGTATTGCTTCTTTAATTTCTTTCTTGGTAACTGTGTCAGCTAAGTCACCTACAATATTATCCATGTACCTATCTACTGTGTCACCCCAAGACTCACGGCCTTTACCTTCGTAGTATTTAGCATACCGTGACTTATGTATAAATGCTTGGTAATCTGTTGGTAAGTAGTTATTCATTCTTTAGTTCCCCTATCTTTCTTATCTTCTTTGAACCAGATCATACGATCAATTTCTCCACGAGTAAGACCTATATCTTTTAATTCCCTATCTGTCAACTTATTTAAATGCTTGACTGCATCTCTATGTAGCTGCCATGTAATCAGATAATTAATAAACCTATACCACCAACGTCCAAATGCTTTTAATACTCTCATCTTTTATCTCCTGATCCTTTGATTACACCACGTTCATATCTATCTGCCAACTTACTAATATTCCTATTGGCTAACTTAGATAGGCTGGTATTATGTTGTCTAGCAAACTCACTGACAAACCATAGCACGTCACCTAACTCATCTAGTACGTCACCATGTGGGTATGCCATATCATCCTTACGATACCACTTAGCTAACTTACCTGTAAGCTCACCAACCTCAGCTGACAAACCTAAGCTTAAGTATTCTAATGCTCTATTCTCAGGGTAGATAGCTGTCGTTGCAGCTGCTCTTTGATACTCATCTAATGTTTTTACTTTAGTCACTCTTCTATCCTTTTCCACTCTTCTAATTCTGCATCGAGATTAAAGTAATCTTCGACATCTATTCTCTTCTCATCTATAAGCCATGCCACCACAAATTCTTCTGGTATTTCGTTCTGTTCAAGGAGAAGTTCTAGCCCATAATTTTGGACAAGAGCACGAATTTTACTATCTAAATCAAACATTGTCAACTACCCTTTTTCTTTTCTTTTGTCCACTCGACAGGAATAATTTCTTTTGCAAACTTGAATCCATTCTTCGTACACCAATCACCATATGTAGTCTTAGAACCCTTATACAATTTAGCTGCAGGGTTACTAAATACAAAACGAATATCATGTTCGGGGTGTTGTGCCTTAACCATTAAATGCTTGGTTCGATCTGAATGAATGAACCTCCCTTTGGTCTCAATTATTATACCATTGTCAAGCACAAAGTCAGGGGTATATGTTTTAAATCTTAAGTCTTGCCATTTGATACGCATCTTTTCGTATTCAAATTTAATCTTTAGTTTCTTGAGGTAGGCTGCTGTCCTCTTCTCTAAGCCTGATCTGAAACGCATTTAGGTGGCTCCCATATTTGGTTCTCGTAACGTCTAAGCCAGAGTAGTCTAGCATTCTCAATGACCCTTGCCTCTTCACCACTGTAAGAACGTAAGCATTCCTCATACATACCTGCCTCAGTTGTACAGTCAGCTAGGATCTTGTCAGCTTTCTTAGGACCTATACCGTACAATCCTATGATGTTGTCAGCCTTGTCACCTGTAAGAATCTGACTGTAGAAGAAACGTAAGCCTTCAAACTCACCCATCTCTGTCATTGTACGTTTGTTAGGGTTGTAATGTGAACATGGTATCTGCAGCATGTCCTTGTCTATAGATATGACAATAGATTCTTTACCATAGTTTGTTGCCCAAATGCCACACAAGTCATCAGCTTCCTCACCTACAGAAACGACAGCATCCCAATTGTCAATCATGTGCTGACGTATAGCTTGTAAGTGTTGTGGTTTCTCGGTGTTCTTACGGTTACCTTTGTACTCGTGAGTAACAGCATACTTGTATCTGAAGTTACCCTTGCCTGTAAGGAATACTTGGTACTGTTCAGGGTCTAGCTCCCACATAACTTCGTTAAGGGATTGCTCAAGTATTTCGTCTAGTTTATCTAGTGCATCCTCAACAGGGTCGTTCTCACATGAGAATGCTGCACGATATGCAAATGGATCACCATCTACTAGCACCTGTTTAGGTTTTGTCAACATAGATATAATCCTTTATATATTAAAAAGAGCACCCCAATTAAGGGATGCCCAAGTCGGGGAGGGAAACTTTTACCAACGATCTTCGACTGCTAGTTCTTCATATGGTACGTGCTCTAGGATACCAATCTTTTCTAGGCGTACAGATGCTGTTGATCCTTCACCGTAGATAGATAGCTTAACCTTAGCTGTTGTACCATTACCTAGTGCACCATCTTCTACAAAGTCCCACTTGGAAGTTGTAGTACCTTTGGTTACTGCAGGTGCACCACCAAAATCATCAATGCCAGATGGGTGTACGTTAGGGCGTTTAAGTTTCATCCCTACCTTACCACCTGCTGCATCAATAGGTTTGATCATTTGATTACCCATTGCTGTCTCAGGGAAACCCATAGCAATCATACGATTAACTTCTTCACTATCTTTAGGTACGAACATTGTGTTGTACTGACCTTGTGTATTTACATGGTACTCTGAGTTGTCCATGTTGTCTTGGAATACACGGGCGTAGTATAAAGAACCTTCAAACACACCGTACTTTGTCTTCTTTTTCTCAGCCATTGCTATCTCCTTTATGTTTAGCTTCTGATTTAGTTACCATATAAATAATAATTTGGTTTGTCAATACATAAATGACAGGTGATAATGCTATGATATAAGGTAACATGTTAGTGAGTATCCTTCCAGTTGCGGCCTATGTCTGTAGACCCTGCCAACGGACATACCATATTAAACTTTTCTCCTATGTCAACAAAAGACTGACGTTGCATAGCACCTAA